CGCAAACCGATTATTTACTCGCTTATTAAGAATAATATGTCATTAGTTAAACAAACAGGAATTTTTGGAAAGAGACAAGGGATACGAGGGTTCGCTACCCAAACTATCGGACTTGAGACACCAAGGACTACAATTAACCCAACATTGAAAGATATGATAAAACAGAGGTTAGTAACTGTGTTATTTGATGAAGTCAGAATTATACCCGGTCAGGTTGAAGAGGATGTTGCGGAATTTCTTTTAGAAGTTGGTGAGGAAGAAGATCAAGAGAGCATATTATACTACTTAGAGTTAGTCAATGATTTGCACTCCTCTGAGGTTCAACTTCCAATGAATAAAAGGACTCCTGTGAGAAAGGTTAGAGCAGACAAGAAGATAAAGTACTTAGCTAAGGTAGTACTAGAACTTAAGATTGATTTTGCGTCTAACATACCCGAGAACAATGAGAATAAGGAAGCTTTGCGTGTAAAAGCGGCAAAGATAATGTCAGATCATGGAGTGCGTAGGACCACAGTTTCTAAGCTCGCAAGAGAAGCTGCTGCGTTGTTCTTTATCCCTGATGACACTGATATTCGTTGTGAAGATATAGCCCAATCTAGAGTGAAAGCTTCTAGAGTTGCGGAGCTCAATAAATCCAGAGTAGATAACTGGTGGCAGAGGTATTTCGGCTTTGGGACTAGGTCCCCAGTCGGAAGCTCCGCCCAATAAGGGTGCCTTGAGGAGTTAGTTGGGACAGATTCTACTAAAATTAAGCCGTTAGTAGATCTACCAGCGTTACAGCTAACTCGTTTGGGGCGGCTTATAAAGACAAGACTCATGACCAAGTTGACTGGTGTAGGACCAAACTCGACTGTCTCTTGTTTTAATAACTCATTAGTCAATGCTGAATTAGCAATCCTCTGCCGTGTTTTTATGATGGAAACAGAAGATGGATGGGCTGAAGCTAAGAGTTTCCTACCTGCAGATATGGTTTTTGATAACTTATTAAAAGATCAGAAATGTTTCCTCGAACAGAATTTGACACTTTCCTGCCCTATCCCTAGAGCCCAGTATCCTAGGTTGTATTCGGGACGTAAAAGGACAAACTATGAACGTGCTCTCATCTCACTCTCCCTAAAGCCGCTTGGGAGGAAAGATGCTGATATTGAAATGTTTCTGAAATTCGAAAAGGATGTCAGAAGTGCAAAACCTGATGCAGTTCCGCGCGCTATTTCCCCCCCTTCGTACCGTTACCTTCTTGAGTCTGGTAGATATATAAAAGCTGTTGAGGAACAGATATATCATGCAATAAATCTCATGTTTGGTCACAGAGTTGTTTCTAAAGGTATGAACTATACAGAGCTTGGGATGAATATAACTGAATCTTGGAGGACATTTACTAGCCCTTCTTCTATCGACCTTGACGTTAAGAGATTAGATCAATCTATCGGAGTGCAGGCACTTCGTTTTACACATAAGATTGTTGCTAGTTGTTTCGCTGGGAGTGATAGAGAATTTATTCAGGAGATATTGGAGTGGCAATGTAGATCGAAAGTTACTGGAAGAACCCTTGATGGGAAATTCAAGTATATCGTAGATGGAACATTGACTTCAGGGCAAGCAAATACCTCTTTAGTAGGAGTGATGCTTGTCTGTTGTATAGTGAAGGCCCTTAGTTCAGAGTTGAACATCAAGATCCGTTTTATTAATTGTGGTGACGATTGTACTATAATGTGTG